AGGTGCTCAAATTATTTCTCTTTACGATGTCAGCTAATAAGACACCACCAGAGTAATTCTGAAACGGAGCAGCCATTGGCTTATTAAAAAATTAGTTTTACATTTCCAAATCACGGATTTGGTAACACTCTTCAAGCCACGGACTTGATAGTAAGTTCCTAAATCACGGATTTATAGAAATTACTTTTTTTTAAGTGTTCTGAGCCTCTTGTTTCAGCACGGCTGCCATCTGAGGATCTTGTTCCGATATTAGCATTTGTTGAGTGATATTGCCCGTTTTCCAAGGATTTACCTGTCCTCCACCCACGTTTGCTGTAGGAGTTGGTTTTGCACCCATTCCAGCAGCACTACTAGGCTTAAAATGATGTTCCCATCCACTACCAGGATTTTTGAGACTACTGAGATAAGTATTGAAATCTTGTTCAACTCCACCGTTAAGAACAACTACCTTTCCTTCAGCGTTTCTTTGTAACTTTCCTTGTAATAATGACAAAGTTTGTTCCGCATTTATAGCTCCAACATTACTAATTGCTGCTAATGCTTCCTGTTTAGTATTTGCAGCTTCGTTAGAACTTTTTAAATCTTGAATCTGTTGTTTAAGGTTGTTTACCTCATTTTGCATTTCTTGATTTGTTTTATTTGCCTCTTCCCATAAGGGCTTATACATTCCTTGATCTTCTAATGCCTTATTTCTATCCTCATAGTATTGACCTATTTTACTTTTAGCATTTTTAAATTTTTGCTCCGCTTCTTCCGCAGCTTTACGTTGCTGATCTGCTAATGCCTCTGCCTTTGCAGCACGTTCATTTGCATCCTGTAACTGTTTAGCTAAATCATCTACAGGAGGAGCTGGTGTTGTGACCTCTGGTACAGAAGTTTCTGGTGTTTGTTCGATCACTTTTTCTTCGATTGCCATAAATTATTCAGAAAGAGGATTTGTTGTTTTCTTCTTTGAAACTTTTTTCTTAGTTACCTTTGGTTCGGTAGTAACTTCAGTGGTTTCCCTTGTTTTAGGTTTTAACTCTGCTACTTCCCATTTGTATGTTCCATCGGCTTGTAGAACATAGTCTATAGATCCAGCCATAATTAATTGTGTACTTGTATATTATCTTAGCAGATTATTCAGATTTGGCTTCATTTGCTGATGGTAGCACTTCTCCCTGTACCAAAATATCTCTAAATTCTTCTCTATCAATAACTTGTTGATCAAATAATGATGTTAAAGCTGCAATATCTTGTCCAATCAATCTTTCAATATCAAAATCTCTACTGATCTTTACTTCAGGTGGTTCAATTCCTACATATTGTGCAGATAAATTAAAACATTTTTGAAGTTTTTGTTCTAATTCCATAGATACCATCGCAAGCATAGAGTTAGTATCGACACGATCTAATCTTCTTGCATCAGCAGATTCAGCTACAAACTTTTGTTGACTCAAAGTGCTTATACCAAGAGTAGCCATTTGCATTTGTAATTCTTTTATCTCAGCAGATTGAGCATCAAAAGCACTACTAGCTGGTTCTACATAATAAACTTTATTACCTGGCTGAGTTGCCATTGCATAATTTACAGATATAGCAAGATCTTTGGTCTGATCATCATATCCTTCCATTACAAGCATTGGTTGAGATGCAACGTGCAAACTATGAATTAAATCTGCCTGTCTTTGAAAATGTGCAATATTTAAATATGCAATATCAAGTAAAGGTGGTTTACTTACTAAATTATCTGTCTTACCCGAATAAATTGTTACTAAAGGTATTTCACCAAGAGAAAAACTGCCAGTTTCTACCTGTCTGTAATCTTTATCTGCTGCACCCATCTCAAAATTACCTGTAACGCTGTTATCTGCAACGTCATACATTTCTTCAATCTGTTCTTTTTTACGAAAAACTCTATACCTACCTGGCTCTATTACTCTTATCTGATCATAAACTTTTTCACCAAACTGACCATCGGGTAACACTGCTTTTTCAGCTAATCTCACCTGCACTAAATTTCCATAATTAGATTCCCTATCGAGTCTCCAACCATAAAGATTTGTTGGATCTACTTCAATCCAATAAGGTCTGCGATTTTGTTGACGCTCTTCTGCAAGTGTTAAAGCACCCGATGGGGCTGGATAATCTACAAGAATATGACTTTGACCATAAATTAAAGAACACATCAATACTCTTCTTGCGTATTCATCTAAATCCGAACCACATCCATCAACATTCATCTTAAACATCTCTGTCCAATAAGGATCGCCAGTAAGTGTTATCGGTTTTCTTAATACAAGACCTGTAGCTGCTCTAATCAATCTTTGTGTAAAAGGACTAAATACTGATCTGTTTACTCTTGCAAGGTAAGCATCGTAATCTTCTCTTGGTTCGAGAGGTAAAAACGCCTCAGAGTTCTCTCTAAGGTACTCTGTTCCTTCTGTAACAGCCTTCATTATTTCCCAGCCTTTCATCATATCCAAGACAGCCCTTGTCCTTGTGAAGGGGCTATCAATACCACCTACAGAAGTAGATGAAACAATATTAGTTCTAATAGGACCAGGTACAGCGTAAGTCATTTAGCACCTCCATTTGCGTAATGCTTTATTTATTCTGCTATTTGGATCGTTTGCTGTCTTGCTAGATGTTAATTTTCGTTTCATACCCTTCATTCTTGCACAAAAACTTTTTCTTCTTGCTGCTGCTTTGCTACCAGGTTTTACTTTTCCAGTTACAGGTGCTTTTAAATTACTACCCGTTGCACGATTATATTTCGCCCTACCTTTTGCTGTCAGACCACCAGTTTTGGATTTCTCACCCCTACCTATTGTTAGACTAACTTGTTTTCGTTTCGTCATTATTTGCCTACCTTTTTCTGAGCCATTTTATGTGCTTCAGTAAAACTCATGCCATCTCTCATCTTTCTCTTCATGTATTCTATATGACGTTTAGAGTGACCATGCGTTTTTTGGTGCTTATCTAATGTATTTAATTGCCTTACTGTTAATTTCATTTCTTTTTCCTCTTTTTCTTCTTTGAACGTAATTTTTTCAGATCAGCAGCAGTGATCTTGTCTCTAGGAGGTGCAACAGCAGCCAGTTTTCTTTGTTTTGCAGAATAAGAACCTTTTGGCATGATTTTTCCTAGATAACTCTATGTTACCGCTTAACTTAAGATTTTACACTTATTTTTTCTTCTTTTTTGTCTTAGTTTTCTTTTTCTTACCTTTTTTGACAGTTGCGATGTACCCTTGACATCGACTCATGGCAGCAGATTTGCTCATTTTTTCTTTTTCCTCCGTCTATGTTGGTATGTTATCTTCTTACTGCTTGTTTTTTCACGTTTAAATCTTGCTTTTTCTGCTGCGGTCATCTCACCTACAGTCTTAGGTGTCTTACTTGATACACGATTTTTGGGACGACAAGCTGGATAACCTCGTTTTTCACCTTTTTTTCGGCCACAAGGTTTGCCTGTTTTGACATCAACCCAATTTTCTTTAAACCAACGGGTTAATCCACCGCTACTTCTTGCCACGTTTTTTCTCCACTCGGTAAGTACCACCACGTTTTTTGTACTCTCGTACAAGCCACGCATTAGC